TGAGGAACGAATTACGCTGTTCGCTCTCTACTAATTCGAAAATACGATGAGAAAGAAAAAAATAGCCGAAGAAAACTTTATTTTGTCGTATTATCAGCAGATTGAAAATGGGTCGGTAACTGTCGGCCGATGGATACGGCTGATTTATGAGTATCTTGTCAACGGCTTGGAGAAAAAGCTGTTTTCCTTTGACCAAAAGAAAGCGAATGCGGCGATTGATTGGGCAGAAGAGCATTGGTTTCATACTGAAGGGCATCTCGCTCCCAGTCGTATAAAATTGGAGCTTTGGCAAAAAGCAATGCTGTCGGCGATATTCGGAATTGTTGATGATGAGGGTCATCGGCAGTTTCGGGAAGTTCTGCTTGTTGTCGCAAGGAAAAACGGAAAGTCAATTATCGGCTCTGGGATCGGCAATTACTTTTTCAGAGTCGAGGGTGGTTTCGGTGCGAAAGTGTTTTGCCTCGCTCCGAAGCTGGAACAGGCTGACATTGTTTATAACAACATCTGGCAAATGGTCACGCTTGATCCAGAGTATCAGGCGATGAAAGAAGCTCTTGACGAGCGAGACACGCATAATGTCAAGATCCACGATCAATCCATGTTGCCGAAGCACCGGCAATCTGACCTCGCAATCATTGGCACGAACTCAAATGTAAAGAAGATTGCTTTTTCCGCAAAGAAGTCAGACGGCTTCAATCCGAGTTGCTGTTTATGCGATGAGATAGCCGCATGGGAAGGCGACAAGGGATTAAAACAATATGAAGTCATGAAAAGCGGTATGGGAGCGAGGCTTGAAGGGCTCTTGTTTGCCTTTACCACATCGGGATATGTAAACGACAGCATATATGACGAACTGGTAAAACGCTCTACCCGCTTTTTGTTGGGAGACAGCAAAGAAACAAAGCTCTTGCCGTTCCTTTATATGATAGATGATGTTGAAAAGTGGAACGACATCAATGAGCTCAGGAAAAGCAATCCGAATTTAGGAGTATCGATCCCGGTCAAGTTCATGCTTGAGGAGATAGCGATTGCGGAAGGATCTCTGTCAAAAAAAGCCGAGTTCCTGACAAAGTATTGTTGTATCAAGCAGAATAGTTCCCTCGCTTGGTTGCCAGCGAAGACAGTTGAGGACGCTTGCGGCGAGGAATTGAAGCTCGATGATTTCCGCAACTCTTACGCAGTCGCCGGTATTGACTTAAGCCAGGTGCGAGATCTGACCGCTTGCACAGTTGTCATAGAGCGAGGCGGGGAGCTTTACGTTTTCGCAAAGTTCTTTTTACCGGCCGAGCGCATTGACGAAGCAACGCAAAGGGATGGATTGCCATACAATATCTATATTCAGCGTGGCTTGCTTCAACTCTCTGGTGACAACTACATCGATTATCATGACTGCTTCAACTGGTTCAAGATGTTAGTTGAAGAGTATCAGATTTATCCGTTGCAAGTTGGCTATGACCGCTATTCGGCTCAGTATCTTGTCCAAGACATGAAAGCATACGGATTTCAGATGGACGATGTTTTCCAAGGAGAAAATCTTTATCCGATCATTTTGGAAACCGCTGGATTGCTTGAGGACAAGAAAATCCATATCGGAAACAATGACCTTTTAAAAATCCATCTGTTGAATAGTGCTATAAAGATGTCAACAGAGCGAGGGCGGGGGAAACTGATAAAGATAAACCCGAATGCTCATATTGACGGCTGTGCGGCTTTACTCGATGCTATGACAGTCCGTCAAAAGTGGTTCTCCGAGATCGGGGAGCAGTTGAAAAATTGAGGTGATGTAAATGGGGCTGTTTGACCGCCTTTTCGGGAACAGACCGAAAGAGGAAGAAAAATACTTAGCGACATTTAAGATGCTTGACGGCTATACGCCACGCTTTACCAGTTTCGGCGGCGGGGTATATGAGTCTGAGCTTATTAGAGCGGCGATTAATACAAGGGCAACTCACATAAGCAAATTGAAAGTAGAGACTTACGGAGCAGCCCGCCCCGCTCTTCAAACAAAGCTCAAAAACAACCCGAATGAGTTTCAAACGTGGTCACAGTTTCAATATCGCTTGTCAACGCTTCTTGATGTCCACAATACGGCGTTTATTACGCCCGTCTTTGATCAGTATGGCCAACCGAGCGGGATTTATACGCCGCTCCCGAATAGGTGCGAGATCGTCCAATATAAGGGCGTTCTGTACTTGCGTTATGAGTTTAGCTATGGAGTCAAAGCCGCCGTTGAGCTTGCGTATTGTGGCATCATGACCAAGTATCAATACCGCAACGACTTTTTCGGGGAAAGCAATGACGCATTACGCCAGACGATGGAGCTCATTCACATTCAAAATCAGGGCATTGAGGAAGGTGTAAAGAGTGCGGCGAGTTATCGGTTTATGGCACAGCTCTCCAATTTCGCAAAGGCTGAGGATCTGTCGAAAGAGCGGCAACGCTTCACGGCCGAAAACTTTTCTAAAGACGCAAAAGGCGGCGGGCTTCTTCTTTTCCCGAATACCTACCAGAATGTGAAACAAGTGGAAGTCAAGCCGTGGGTCGTTGATGCAGAACAGCGTAAGGCGATAGAGGCAAATGTCTATCGCTATTATGGCGTGAATGACGATGTCCTGACAAACCACTTTACGGCTGATAACTGGTCGGCATTTTATGAGGGGGCTATAGAGCCCTTTGCCATTCAAGAGAGTGAAGTGCTCAAAAAGATGTTTTTCACGCTGAGAGAGCAGAGCCAAGGGAACGGCGTAACAGTAACGGCAAATCGCTTGCAGTATCTCAGCAACCAAGACAAGCTCAATGTTTCGGCTCAGATGGCCGACAGGGGCTTGATGACAAGAAATGAAATTAGAGAGATTTGGAACTTGCCGCCGCTCCCGGAGCCGCTTGGCTCTCAGTTGCCTGTTAGAGGCGAATATTACAACGTAGGAGATGAGAACAATGACGATGAAAAAGGAAATCAGAGCGTTTGACTTTGAAGTCCGTGCAGAAGAAAACGAGGAGCACGGGCATTTTCTGAGCGGTCGGCCTATTGTTTTTGGACAGCGTACAAATTTAGGATGGTATGATGAGGTCATCGAGGCGGGGGCTCTGGATGTCACAGACCTCAAAGATGTTCGTTTCCTTGTTAACCATAACACCGATATGATCCCGCTTGCCAGAAGCCGCAATAATACCGCAAATTCAACCATGCAAATGAGCGTTGATGCCGAGGGTATGGGCATCCGTGTTGACCTTGACACGGAGAACAACGCTGATGCAAAAAGCCTTTACTCCGCAGTCGGGCGGGGCGACATTACCGGGATGTCGTTCATGTTCGTTGTGGATAAAGATAGCTGGGATGATGTAGACACAGAACACCCGACAAGGCACGTTAGAAGTATCAAAACTGTGCTTGAGGTTTCTGCTGTTACATGGCCAGCATATAGCCAGACTTCAATCCAGACAAGAGGCCTTTCCGATGCGTTGGATAGCGCACGGGAGTCGCTGGACAGCGAAAGAGCCAGACTTGCCGAGATTGAAAAACGCAAGCAAAAAATCCGCATTATGTTGGAGGTTTCTTAAATGGAAATCAAAGAAATGACTATTGAACAGCTTGAAGAGCGCAAAGCGGCGATTGCCGTAGAGCTTGACGCTCCCGAAGCTGACCTTGATGCGCTTGAGTCTGAAGCCCGTGCAATCAAGGAAGAGATCGAAGCCCGCAAAGACGAAGAAGCGAAAAAGGCTGAGATCAGAGCGGCCGTTGCCGCCGGTGCTGGTCAGGTGACCGAAAAATTTGAAGAAAAGGAGTCAAAGAAAATGACTGTTGAAGAAATCCGCTCCATGCCGAATTATGTTGAAGCATATGCAAATTACATCCGCACGGGCAGAGATGAGGAGTGCCGCATGATCCTCACCGAAACCAACCCCGGCTCCGTTGTCGGTGGTGGCCCCGTTCCCGTTCCCGTCATTGTTGACGAGATCGTCCGTACCGCATGGGATAAGAATGACATTCTCACCCGTGTTCGCAAGACCAACTTCAAGGGCAATCTGAAAGTCGCCTTTGAGCGTTCTGCTGATGCCGCTGTTGTTCATACTGAGGGTACTTCTGCTCCGTCCGAAGAGTCTCTGGTTCTTGGTATCGTTACCATGATCCCGAAGAATATCAAGAAATATATCCGTATTACCGATGAAGCGGCCACGATGGGCGGCGAGGCTTTCCTGCGTTACATTTACGATGAGCTGACCTATCAGATCATCAAGAAGCTGGCCGATGATGTTGTCAGCGATATCGCCGGTGCTGGCACTTCTCACAGCGGCACGGCTGTTGGCGTTCCTAAGGTTTCTGCTTCTCCCGCTGTTGGCTGTGTTGCGAAAGCGATGGGCTATCTGTCCGATGAAGCGACTGACCTTTGCGTTGCTATGAACCGCCTGACCTTTGCCGAGTTCAAGTCCGCTCAGTATGCCGCCGAGTATGCTGTCGATGTGTTTGAGGGTCTGCCTGTAGTGTTTACGAATGCTCTCCCGGCTTATTCTGCCGCAAGTGCGAACGGCGTTTACGCTATCGTTGGCGACTTCAAGGGTGCTCAGGTCAACTATCCTGAGGGCGAGGGCGTTGCCATCAAGTATGACGATCTGTCCGAAGCTGAAGCTGACCTCATCAAGATTGTCGGCCGTCAGTATGCGGCTCACGCCGTCACGGCTCCTGGCCGCTTTGTCAACGTGACCAAACCCGGAACCTGATGAAGGTTAAACTCTTACGGGATACAAGAGTCAATATGAAAGCTGGGGAAATCGTAGAGGTTTCCCCAGTTGTTTTTCAGAATATGGTGACTCTTGGAGTGGCTGAACCAGTCACAGAAGAAAAGAAGAAAACGACCAGAGCAAAGAAAGGCTGATTGTTGATGCGTTTGCTGATTGGTATTCCTTGCATGGACTTTGTTCATGTTGAATTTATGCGCTCTTTATCTGCTCTCATTGTTCGTTTAAAGGACGAAAATATTGATTTTGAGCTTGATATTGAGTCGGGTACTTTGGTTTATCTGGCACGGGAAAGAATAGCGCACAAGGCGATAAATGAGGGCTTTACGCACGTTTTATGGCTTGATAGCGACATGGTATTCGGGGAAGATGTCCTTGAAGATTTGATGTTTTCTGGGAAGCCGTTTGTATCGTGCATTTACCATGCTCGCCGAAAAGGATATGCGTCTTGCGTCTTTAAAAGCATCGAGCCTGGGGAAGATGTCCATTTTGATGAATACCCCGCCGAGCTTTTCCAGATTGCGGGGTGCGGTTTCGGTTGTTTGCTCATCACAACGGAGATCCTGAGCTATGTGCTGTTGCATTATGGTACTTGCTTTTCGCCGCTCCCAAATTTAGGCGAGGATCTGGCCTTTTGTAAACGTGTTACGGATTTGGGTTATCAGATCTGGTGTGACCCCGCTGTCGTATGTGGCCATATTGGGCATATCACTATTTATCCCGAAGATTACCAAAACTGGAAAACGACAATCAGCAATTATAGCGAGGTGGCGAAAAATGGCAGTTGATACATCACAAGTTGAAGCCGCAAAGAAAGCGAAACGGATAACGACAACCGACTTTGACGATGAAGTCCAGAGGCTTTTGGAAACGGCCGAGCTTGATTTGGGCATCGCTGGCGTTGTGATACCGGCCGAGGCAAGCAATATTGTCTTGCAAGCGAAAATCACATATTTCCTGATGAATTTCGGGGAGCCTGATAATTATGACCGCTTGAAAGCGTCCTATGACGAACAGAAAAAGCAACTTGCTACTTGCACCGGTTTCACAGATTGGTTGGTGAGTTAAATGGACAGATCGGATGTTATAACGCTGTTGTCTGTAACAAGGACACAAGACGATTACGGCGTATGGCGGGAGACAATCACCGAGAGGAATGTGTATTGCAATGTGGCATCTGTCACAAGGGCAGAGTTTTTCGAAGGTGGCCGAGCTGGGTTAAATCCTGAGTATCGGATGACGATGTTTTTCGGCGACTATAACGGAGAAACCGCCTTGATTTATAAGGGTAATACATATTCCATTTATCGCACTTACCAAGGCAGAAACGATGATCTTGAGCTATACGTTGAGCGTAAGGGTGGCTCAAATGGCAAAAAGAAAACGGATTAAACCGATTGACTTGTCGGCGACTGTCGAGGCGTTGCTTGCTGAATATGGTAACGCTGTTTTTGATGTTATGACGGATTGCGTTGAAGAAGTGACAGACGAGGCAACGAAAAAGCTCCAGACGGTTAATCATTGGGCGAATGAGGGAAGTGGAGCCTATGCCAGCGGTTGGGAGAATGAAGAAACTGTCGGCAATGGCCGCTTGTCAAAAGAAAAGGTCATTTTCAACGGACAGCATTATCGATTAACGCATCTGCTTGAAAATGGTCATGTTATCCGTAACGGAACAGGCCGCACGTTCGGCCGCACGGGGAAATATCCTCATATCGCCCCCGTCAATGATTGGGCAAATGCCGAGCTCCCGGCTCTTGTTAGAAGAAAGGTGGAAAGCCTATGACATATAAACAAGTCTCAACAATGATATCTGAAATTGGCTTGCCTTATGCCTACAACCAATTCTCAGACCGCACAGATGTCGAGCCGCCTTTCATCTGTTTTCTTTTTACCGGCTCAAATGATTTGATGGGTGACAATGTCAACTATCAGAAAATCCGCACTCTTGCCATCGAGCTTTACACCGACAATAAGGATTTTGAGCTTGAGGAAGCAGTTGAAAGCAAACTTATAGCAAACGAAATCCCTTTTATCCGTCAGGAAACATATCTTGACGGGGAGAAAATGTTCATGGTCGTTTATACGACCCAAATCGTTATCGAGGAGGAAATCAATAATGGCTGATACTAACAAGATTAAGTACGGCATCAAAAATGTTCATTATGCAGTCGCCACGATTGCGGCGAACGGATCTGCAACCTATAGCACTCCCGTTGCCCTTCCCGGTGCTGTTTCCATCAGCCTTGACGCTCAGGGCGATACCACTCCGTTTCACGCTGACAATATCGTCTATTGGACGGGTGTAGCCAACAACGGATATGAGGGCGACTTGGAGCTTGCGAAGATCCCTGATGCGTTTTTCAAGGATGTTCTTGGCTATGGCGAGGACAATAACGATGTTCTTTACGAAGATGCGGGGGCGACTCCTGTTCATTTTGCGCTTATCTTCCAGTTTGAGGGCGATGCTCACGCAAAGCGGCACGTTCTTTACAATTGCGTTGCCAGCCGACCGGCCATCTCTGGCCAGACCAAAGAGGACTCCGTTGAACCGCAGACCGAGTCAATCAGCATTACGGCGACTTCCATTTACAACGCCGCTCTTGACAAAGATGTTGTCAAAGCGTCTTGCACTCCGACAGAGTCGACTCAGTATAACGGCTGGCTGACTTCCGTCTATCAGCTTACGACAACCTGAGAAGGGAGTCTAAACGATGTATAATGAGGTCAAAATCGGGAGCAGAACTGTTCCCATGCTGTCAATGGCTTCTGTTGATGTTTATTACAGAGAAATCTTTCATGAAGATCCTATCAAGCTCCAAGTGACGGAAAACCAAGATCCCGGAGCTATGTATGATTTTACCATGAAGATGGGCTTTGTGATGGCGAAATTCGCCGAAACCAAAGACAGAAAAGAAATGCTCAAGCTGTCGTTGTTTGATTATATCGATTGGCTCGACCAGTTTGACCGAATGGATATAGCGAACGCTCTTGAGGATGTTCAGAAAACCTATAACGGGCAGTCAATCACAACTGCGAACGCAAAAAAAAACAACGCAGAACTGAGCGACAGCTGACAACAGCTCTATTCGTACTCCGAGCTTTTCAAATGCATCTAACCTTGGATGATTTGGACAGCTTGGAGTACGGCTTTGTTTTAGACATGATGACAGAGAGCGATAATGATGAATGCAAATACCAGGCGGTTGCAGATCAGTCGGATTTTGACCGCTTCTGAGAGGTGATTAGATGGCCGGCGGGCGAATTGCTGGTATTACCATCAAAATCGGCGGCGATACCACAGAACTTAATCAATCGCTGAGAGGCGTTGACAAAGAATTAAAGAAAACACAATCCACGTTGAGAGATGTTGACAAGCTCCTCAAGCTCGATCCGACAAACACCGAGCTTCTGACGCAGAAACAGAAAGCTCTCAAGAGTGCGATTGATGCGACAAAAGAGCGGCTCAAGATGCTTAAAGAAGCTCAGTCAAAGGTACAAGAGGGTACGGCTGAGTGGGATGCTCTACAACGTGAAATTGTAGCCACAGAGCAAAGCCTTGGAAGGCTGGAAAGCGAGTACAGGCAGTTCGGAAGTGTAGCCGCTCAACAAGTTATTGCGGTCGGAAACAAGCTCCAAGATGTCGGGAAGAAAGTTGACGATGTAGGAAAGAAGCTGAGGGGCTTTTCTGGAGCTGGTGCGGCCGTGCTTACCGCTTTAACTGGTTTAGGATATAAGACAGTTACGGCGGCAGACGAAATGCAGACCTTGTCAGATCGCACGGGGCTAACAACGGAAGAAATCCAAAAGTTTCAATATGCGTCCGACAGGGTGGATGTTTCCCTTGAGTCTATGACGGGGGCAATGTCCAAAATGAAAAAGAACATGACCGGCCAGCCAGAAGTCTGGGAGAGTTTGGGCGTATCTGTTACGAATGCTGACGGGTCGCTCCGAAATACGACCGAAGTCTTTTATGAGACTATAGAAGCATTGTCTCATATCGAGAACGAAACTGAGCGAGACTTGGTTGCTATGTCTTTGTTTGGCCGTGGAGCTGATGAGCTGGCCGGGATTATCGATGACGGCGGGCAGTCGCTCCGAGCGTATGGCCAAGAGGCTGAGGATCTGGGGCTTATTCTTGACCAAGATGTTATTGACCAGATGAACGAAGTCAATGACCAGATCGACAAATCGAAAGCGCAACTCAAAGCAACGGGCTTACAGTTGGGAGCCAAGGTCGGCAAGGTGCTCATCCCGATTATTGAGAAGATAGCCGCCGGGATTGAAAAGCTCATCGGTTGGATGGATAAGCTGTCACCGAAACAGCTCCAAGTCATTATGACAATCGCCGGTATTATCGCCGTTGTCGCTCCGTTACTGATGATAATTGGGAAGATTATCACGGGCATCGGGATGGCGATAACTGTAGTTGGAAAGATAATGACAGTTATGGCGGCAGTAAATCCCGTTGTGCTGATAATTATTGCCGTGATTGCGGCCTTGATTGCGATTGGAGTCTTGCTTTACAAGAACTGGGATAAAATTAAGGCAAAAGCGCAAGAGCTCTGGGCGAATGTTGTAGCGAAGTTTAACGCTATCAAGGACGGCATAGCAACGGCACTTGAAACGGCAAAAGCTAAGGTCGTTGAGATCTGGGATAATATCAAGACCACAATAACCACAACAATCGACAATGTCAAAACGGCAGTCACAAACAAGGTCGAGACTATGAAATCGAATGTCATCTCAAAGTTTAACGCTTTGAAGGACGCTGTTTCGAATGTCATCGAGAAAATCAAAGGGCTGTTTAAATTTGAGTGGAAGTTGCCGAAGATCAAGCTCCCGCACGTTGTCGGCGAGGGTGCGGATATGCACATCGAGTGGTATCGGTCGGCGTATGACAATCCTGTTGTGTTTACTTCTCCGACTGTCATCGGAACTCCGTCCGGGGCTAAAGGTTTTGGCGATGGTCATGGGGCTGAGATCGTCATGGGGCTTGATAAGCTGAGAGAGATGGTCGGGAGTCAGAGCGAGAACGTGACAGTCAATGTTGTTCTCCAAGGCGATGCACGGGGGCTTTTCAAGGTTGTAAGCCAGACAAACAACATGAGGACAAGAGCCACGGGTTACAATGCTCTTGCGATGGGGTGAGTATATGCTGAGTAATTTGTTTAAAATCGGGTCTACTGATTTGACCAAATATGAGGACGCAGAAAAGCACTCCGTCAATCAGAGCGATGTGTATACCAATTGGACGGACGGGAATTATATTGAGCATAGGACATTAGCCAGGACGAGGATAACGGGTACTGTGTATCTCAAGTTCCCACGGGTTACAGATTATTCGGCTTTTCTTGCGTTGCTGGCATCTCAGCGAGATACAGACGGATATTATCCTGTTACTGTTTATTGCTCAAATACCGGCTCCGCTGAGGTGATAAGCGCATTCCTTGATATTGTCGGGGAAACCAAATGGGATTTGACCAGCCCGATGAAATATCATGGTATCACGCTCCAAATCACAGAAAGGTGACAGCCTATGTTGACAATTCCATCTGAAGTAAAAGCGTTGTTCAGCTCTGACACAGTACACAAGAATTTTCATGTGCGGTTTCCTGACGGCGAATATACTGACTTGAATAACGAGGACATTGTCTCTGAAAGTGTTCAGTTTACGGAGTCTCTGTGTAGTCAGCAGTATTTCAAGTTTGGACTTGCAGAAGCGAGTCAGATAGAGTTTGTCGCCGTTGGTATTCCCAATGTCAGAGGAGCCTATATCGAGTGCGCTATTGAGATAGATTGCACAAGGCTTGGAGATGCTTGGGCGGCGGCTCATTTGCCAGACCTTACACTCCCATTCCTGACGGCTCAGACTTGTTTCTATGGCGACAAATTATACTATCGAGTGCCGTATGGACGCTTTCGGATAGATACTTGTCCTCGCAACCACGGAGCTATGTGGCAGAGACAGATCACGGCATACTCTGATACAGTTCACAGCAATGACAATATGTGCAAGGTTGAAGCGGCGAAACAATCCACTCCGACATACAACTGGATCAAGTACAACATCAACCTTGCCATGTTCGTATATTCCAATATCTATGAACACAATCCAGCAAGAATAGTTGATGCCGGATATACAGCATCAGCTCCATATACGCCTGCAACAGCAAGAGCAGTCAGAGGTGCTGGCATAGTCTTTGACACGATAAACAAGAATGACAATCTTGATTATGAGATGACGGTCATTCCTGACGGAATAGGCTTCACGCTTCAACCTGCTGCCGAAACTACATCGGAGCTTCTTTTCCGTGTTCAGATTGAACACACAGAGTCACAGGATCAGCTCAAGGACAATCTGCTTGCGTTCATGGAAGATTATGACATTGTTGTTGACGGCAATGTCCTGACAGAAGCAGAAAAAGCAAAATTCCTTGAGGAAAATGTCTGTTCTTGCATTTTGCCGAAACTGCACTTCACGGATTATGATTGGGAGTTCAGAACAACAAACAGAAGCACAGCTATCCTGACTGACAGTTTGGATGGTGGTGTGATATTGGATGCCGACTCAATCATCTATCCACAGAAACTTAGCCAAGAGAAAATGACGGCTTTTGTTTCAAAGGTTAGTTTCATACAGATTAATACCACACATTCCGGATCGACAACTACTGCATTTATTTATGGTGACTCATATGAAGATCCGGTGTTTACCATGTACACGAAACCGAATGATGTGCTTCACGATCTGATTGTGAGTTCAAACAACACTTTGAAACAGAACTACGGCAAACAGAAGTATTATTCCCATTACAATTCTCTGACATACACCGGACTGCTTCAAGGATTTCTTGAGATCATCGGGGCATTTCTCAAGCCAAACCGCTCCGGCGCTCTTGATTTCTTCCAGATGGCAGACAATCCGACACCGATTGCCGTATCTGCTTCTGACTGGTCGAGCTTTTGGTGGGACGAAACGCCGATTGACAGTATCGGACTTGTTAACGTGATTTACACGCAAGACGGCGAAGAGCAACAGCAGAGCTTCAATATAGGCGATGGAAACAGCGTCTACACGATTGAAAACAACGAGGTATTGAAGAGTGCCGAGCTTGACGAAACGACAATGCAGAGCATTTTAACAACGTATTTTGAGCCAAATGCAAGCGTTGTTAATTTCACGCCTGTCGAGTTGGAGATGCGAGGACTTCCGTATTTGGAGAGTGGGGATTATATCGAGCTGACAGCCGAGGACGGCGAAACAGTACAAACATATATCCTTGCTCAGACAATCAGCGGTATTCAAAATCTCCGAGCTGATGTGACATCAACAACTGGCGACTTGTTAGAGGTGCGAGATGAGTAAACGATTAATTGAGCAGTTTGGCAGTTCTGGCAAGGTAAGCAATCTGCCGCAGAATATTCGGCTTGTGATGTCAGAGGAAATCACGGACGCAACGATATATACTCTCACTCCCGAAGCTGGGGCAATGTATATTTTGTTCTCAAAAGAGTTTAACGCAAGCAACAGCAATTTCTATGGTGAGCGTCTTGTGATTATATCTGCTCCTGAAGTTGACAAGTACGGCACAACGGCTTGCAATCACGGAAACGCCTATGCAAGCTCAAACTCAGGCGTTACAATCAATTACCCGAATGACAGCACAGTAACCATTCAGAGATCAAGCGCAACATATACCGTCAGATTTGCGGTATATCGTGTTTTTTAAGAGGTGAGATAATGAGCGAATTAACACCTATCACAAGAGTTGAGAGCTATCTTGATGCGATAGTCAATAGTGGCATTCCCCCGACAGAGGACATAACAAGGATTGAAACATTCCTACAGGCAATCTATGACAATCAAGTCTGTGCCTTGACTCCCATCACACGGATAGAGATGTTCCTTGGTAAAATCAGCGGTCAAGACATAGAACTGCCTGAACCGATAACAAGGGTTGAGTTGTATCTTGCCGCCATAGCTGGCGAAGATGTCGAACTGCCCAAAAATCCAATAACACGGCTTGAGATGTATTTGGCTGAATGGGCAGATAGTGGAGATTGGACAACCATCAGCGGAGCCATTGTTGAGTTCATCACCCAACGAGCGCACAAACTCAAATCCTGTGTTGTCTCCCTCTCCCCAATTCAAGACCTATCACATGGTGATCCTTCTCCGACAAACATCTGCCCCATCAGCGGATGGACAGGGTGTAATGTGTTCAGAGCGGGAAAAAATTTGATGCCATATCCGTATTCGGCACAGTCTGGCACATACAACGGTGTAGCTTTTACTATAAACAACGATGGTTCCGTAACTCTGTCAGGAACCGCAACCGCTCAAGTATATTTTAACCTAAGAAATCTTGCGGATAAATTTTTACTCAAGGCAGGTTCTTATATTGTTAGTGATGCGTTTACGGGTTTGAAGATTGTTGTTGGGAGAGCTTCAAATAATACCATGCTCGGCAGGACAGATGTTAACAACGGAGCTTTTACGTTAACTGATGATACAGAAGCATTTGCTTTTATAGAAGTCAATAATGGCGCGACTGTAAACGGAACAATAAAACCGATGATACGCGTTGCGACAGACACATCCTCAGACTATGAACCCTACAACGGCGACACCTACTCCGTCACATGGGAAAGTGAGGTGTTCGGAGGCAACTACGACTTTGTAAGCGGCAAAGGCAAAGACGGAATGGGCGCGGTTAATTTTGATGATTTGTCATGGTCTTTAGTTTCTTCAACTTATGGAAGATGGGCGGCGATTATTTCTGATATCAAATCACCGACAGACGGAGCAACACTTCTGAATGCACTTGCAGAACAGTACAGAATTGTGACTTCAAACGCTTATAACAATGTTATAGGTACAATGTATTGTGTGCCAAACGGAACAACAATTAATGTTTGCAACGGAAGCACAACAGACAAGCCAAGCGGAAAATTCGCCTATGAACTTGCCACTCCCACAACCACCACAATCACCCCCACTCCCATCACCGCTCTTAAGGGTTACAATGCAATGTGGAGTGATGCAGGAGATATTGAGGTTACTGTACACGGCACTCCTGTTGAAGTGGAAACGCTTCAAGCTCTGAATATGTTGCTTGGTGGAGCATACAGAAACAACCAAACAGCCGAAGATGTTTCAGACGATGAAGCACTTGAAATAATCCTTGGGGGTGAACAAAGATGACACGAAACGAACTGCTGAAAATCCGCAGAATGATTGAAAAGGCATCTGTTTCCCTTGCAGACGATGAAGCACTTGAAACTCCAGAACTGTTTCCAACGTGGACAGTTGGAATTTCGGTGACGGCAGGTGACAGATACCGCTTTGACGGCAAGCTGTACAGATGCGATCAGGGTCATGTAACGCAAGAAGATTGGACTCCCGATGCGACACCTGCGCTGTGGACTGATGTGGCAGAGCCGGGAACTATTCCAGTATGGCGACAGCCACAGGGAGCGCACGATGCCTATAACAAAGGGGATCAGGTTTGGTATCCAGAAGAGCATACCAACATCTATGAGTCTCTGATTGACGCAAATGTTTGGAGTCCAGAAGCATATCCGCAAGGGTGGGCTTTAGTCAATGGAGAACAAGAATGATTATCATAATTGCGGTTTTGGTGTTTCTCAACGTGGTGAGTTTGTACGCTTGCTGTGTTGTGAGTGGCAGGGCAAGCAGATGGGAAGAGGAAAGAGATGAGCAAACAAGAGATTTATAACAGACTCCGTCAAGGCGGTCTATCTCAGGCTGGTGCTTTGGCAATGATGGGCAACTGGCAATGTGAAAGCGGTCTGGAGCCGAATAGATTGCAAGGGGATTTCAGCCCTTACAGAACTGTCAGCAAGGATTATGTCAGGCGGATTGAAAACTTCACTCTTCAGCGTGACCAGTTTGTACATGACAGCAAAGGTTTCGGCCTTGCTCAATGGACATTCTACAGCCGAAAACAAGCTCTGTGGGATATGTGGCACAAGAGCGGGTTATCTATCGCATCTGCCGAGCTTCAAGTCAAATTTGCGCTCTCTGAGCTTCAAAATGACTACTCTGCATTGCTTTCCTATCTCTGCCAGACCAATGACCTTTATGAAGCAACAGCACGGATCTGTCGTGAATTTGAACGCCCTGCGGTCAACAACATCGATGCACGTTTCCAGGCGGCAAACAGTTTGAAGTATGAGATTGATTTGGACGGAAAAACCGAAGAACCGAAACAAGAAGAACCGAAAGAAGCTCATGCCCTTGTTTTATCGGAGCTTCAAATCGGTTCAACTGGAGATGTGGTTGCTTTGTTGCAAGCGACCCTAAATGTCAGAGGTTACAATTGCGGAGCCGCTGACGGCATCTTCGGAGCAAAGACACAATCAGCACTAAACTCATTCAAGCGTGACAGAAACAAACCAACGGACGGCAAAGCCGATGCCCTGACATGGTCAGAATTATTAAAGGTAGGTGGTTAAATTGAGCGATGCAATCATAGTCGCCTTAATCACAGGCGGCATCTCACTTTTCGGCACAGTCCTCACAATCGTTCTGACGAACAGAAACCAACAGCAGAAGATCGACAACAAGATCACAGCCATCGAAACCAAGATGGAGAATATGCAAGAGGACATTCACAGCCATAACCGATACGCTCAGATGTTTTCGGAAAATATCCCGGCCATAAAACAGCACATGAGCGACATTGACAGACGGCTCGACAACATTGAAAGGAGAACAGCTTGATGAAACTGCCTGACAAAGTATACGATATCCTCAAATGGCTTTCCCTTGTCTTTTTCAACGCCATCGGAGTTCTGTACAAGACCCTGGCCTCGATCTGGGGCTTGCCCTATGGTGAAGAAGTCCTGACAACGTGTGCCGCTATTGCGCTCTTTATCGGTGCTCTGATTGGCGTATCAACCGCAGAATACCGCAAAGGCCAGCACGAACCGACCTACGGCGGCATGGTGGAAGATACCGAAGAATAATTTGTATCTTGTAAGTATCTTGCCTGTGTATTGCGTTTAAAAACGCACGATATCAAGCTCAATTTTAAGGCGGTAAAAAGTACCGCTTAAACTTCAAAAATGCTGTTAAACGCAAGAAAACAAGCTATAGATTAAAACCTGATAAAAGATACTATTAA